CTTATGCTTTTTAACATGCATACGAATAGAGTTGAGGATCATATGACGAATAGTATCTTCGTTCAATGGTCCGTGGTTTGAATTAACAATGATGTTACCCATTGCAATACCGTTAAAATCAATTATTATCATGCTTTAGCTTCCATTATCATTTCGTGTATAACATCTAGTACTTCCACAAAGGGATAGTCTGGATGCGTGGTTCTTACTAATGCTGCGTATATTAGATTTAACACACAGCCCATATCTTTATAAAACACTTCATCATCCTTGGCATTAAAGCCATACTCGGATAATAATATTACAATCTCTTGCATACATTCTCCAGCAAGATCCATCTCTTCATTGGCCGAAGGGCCTGGATCTATGAGAGGATTTCTGATCTCGCCATAGGGGAATTGTATTACATTGCTTTTAGTTTTATCTGTCATTATGGTACCATTATACACTATTGCTAAAGGGATGTACACCTTTATTTTACTTTATTTGTAGATTTTTTACATGATTGCGATGTATCTTGCCGCCTACAAAGGCGTTATAATACTCGTCAGGTTTAAGTAACACATCTCTAGTGATCTGTTCTTTCATTTCAAGGTAGGACATTTCACCCTTACCCATGCACAAATGTAGTATCTCACGGCCGAACCGTTTATCACCATGTTCTTCAAGAAGCATTCTTACTTCGTCTGAACTGCCATGGTAAATCTCCCAGTCTGATGAGGATACTTTTGTGCGTTTGCGTTTTTGACCTTTTAAAGGTTTCAACTTAACTCTTGAGTGGAAGTTCTTTTTACCAATGTACTTCATTCCATTGGTGAGATCGGTGACTATATAGACGAATCCTTCATAGTCACCGATATTATCTAATGTAAAGGGTTTCCCCTGATATTGCCATTTCTTCATATGGCTATTTATTCGTCTCCCCCAAAGTCCAATTGGTACTGTTCTTTATGTGATTGTGCTTCATCCACATCAACTCCACATGATGGACAGTGTTGCACTGTTGCATCATCGTCATCAAACTTAACTTTGTATTCAACCCCACAGTGGTAGCATTGCGTCATATTGTCATTTCTCCTAGTGACTTAGATAACACCCAGTTCTTAAACTCGGCGTGTCCACCTATATATTCAATATAACCGGTACTGATTTTATTGGTAATCTGTGGAACAGTACGGGCATTAGGAAATTCTGTCTTAAATTCGCCCTCACTAATATCCTTACCAATTTTCATTACGGTATGTTTCATTTGTTTTTCCTCTGCTAACGCAATAGCTGCGCTGCAGAAGAAACAGCTTTCTTTACTGTATATTGTTATCAAAGTGATAATCCTACGAAGGTATCTTCGGTTACGTCTTGCTTAACTCCACCAATGACATAAGAACTGATTTCGGTTTCTTGTGGAGCAACTTGTACATTGCCTCCGCCGATCCATTTCTCAGTCCACGGTAGTGGGTTAGCTTGAGGTGTATTATATGGTGAAGAAACTTGAAGAGTCTTCATCCGCTTGTTTGCGATCCACTCAATATAGTTAGATAGCAACATAGAGTTTAGACCGATCATAGATCCGTCTTTAAACAGATAATCAGCCCATTCTTTTTCTTGATCAACTGCTGCTACAAACATACTAGTCACTTGCTCAGCACATTCTTCACGAATCTTAGCGAAGTCAGGATCCTCTTTAGGAAGAGCTTTGATGATAGTTTGTGATGCAGCTAGGTGAGTATTTTCGTCACGTGCAATAAACTTAATAATCTTTGCATTGCCTTCCATCTTCTTCAATTCAGCGAATGCCCATGAACAAGCAAATGACACATAGAAACGTACACCTTCAAGAATGTTAATAGAATTGAGTGCAATCCATAAACGCTTCTTTAGCTCATACTTTGTAATGACAACAGTCTTACCATTAACCTTATGTGTGCCTTCACCTAGTAGATCATACCATTTCTGATAGTCAATAAAGCTATCGTAATAGCCTGAAATGTCCTTTGCGCAATCTACAATCTCATCGATATCAAGCATCTCATCAAATATCTTTGATGGATTGGCATACACATTACGAATAATATGCGTGTATGAACGTGAGTGAATTGTCTCAAAGAATGCCCATGCCATTACCAACGGCTCTATTTCAGGAACAGAAGCTGCAGACATAAAGGTTTCAGTTGGACCACGACCTTGTACAGAATCCAATAGGATCTGACGTTTTAGGTTCGAAGTAAAGATATGTTTTTCAAAGTCAGTGAGGTTTGCAAAGTCTGACCGGTCTTTAGATACATCTATTTCCTCAGGTCTCCAGAAGAAGCCTAACATCTTTTCAGTAATCTTTTCTAAGGCCGGGTTTTGGACCTGGTCATAGCGAGCGATATCGACTCCCCCGTCAAAGAACATGAGGGAATCCATTATGTGATTTAGTTTGTTTTTCAAAGACTGACATTCAATTTTCCTTTATATAGTACAGCTGTCGCAATCATCTTCATCGTAATCTACTTGGGTTAGAGGCTCATCGATATTCATTTCGCCAGCACCGTCATGTGTGTTATTATAATATAGTTGCTTACCACCATACTTATAGAACGTTACAATGTCCGTTATCATTTGAGACATTGGCACTTTGGATTCTGGAAAGTGCTCAGGGTTATATGATGTATTAACAGATATACCTTGATCGATATACTTTTGCAATACAGCACACACCTTAAGGTATCCGCCTGGAGTTTTCTGATCCCATAATAGATCATACTTGTTTTTCAAGTGATGATGTCCAGGAACAACCTGAGCCATCACACCGTCTTTAGATGCTTTATATGATACTAAAGCACGTGGTGGTTCAATACCATTAGTTGAATTACTAATCTGTGCTGAAGTCTCTGCCGGCATAAGTGCCATTAAAGTAGAGTTACGTATGCCATACACTTCTAGATCTTTACGCAATGATTTCCAATCCATGCGTTCAATGTGTGGTACTAACTCATCTACTTCTTTCTTATATGTATCAATTGGCAAGATTCCAGTGTGATACTTTGTTTCATTTGATTTAAAGCATGCACCTTTTTCTTTAGCAAGATCTACAGATGCCTTAATTAAATAGTATGACCATGCCTCTGCATATTCATCAACAGTAGCAAGAGCGTCTTCGTTATACTTGAGACCACGTTTAGCAAGGAAGTATGCAAAGTTAATGATGCCGATACCTAAAGGACGACGGTTCATTGTAGACTTACGTGCAGCTTCCATTGGATATTCTTGATAGTCAAGTAGTGCATCTAATGCACGAACAGCTAATGTACAAGGTTTCTCAAAGTCTTTAGGCTCGTTAATAATACCCCAGTTGATTGCACTCAGAGTACACAAAGCAATCTCACCATCAGGATCATCAGCATTATTCAACGGCTTCGTTGGTAAGTTAATCTCTGTACATAGGTTAGACTGTCGTATTGGTGCAATGTTTGGTAAGAAAGCCCCATGATCATTAGCGTGATCTACGTTCATTAGGTAGATCCGACCAGTGTCTTTACGCTCAGTTATAAACTGTGAGAATACTTCGATTGCTGGTAATACCTTCTTACGGATACTAGTAACCTTTTCGTACTTCTCATATAACGTTTTAAACTTAGCTTGGTCTTCAAAGAACGCATCGTACAAACCAGGAACGTCAGCAGGTGAGAACAATGTAATATTGCCACCAGTGAGTAGACGCTCATACATGGTTTTGTTAAACTGAAACGCGTAATCCATTTGACGTACACGATTCTCTTCAGTACCTTTATTGTTCTTTAGTACAACTAAGTCTTCAAACTCTAAGTGCCATACAGGCAAGTAAACAGTTGCAGCACCGCCACGTACTCCACCTTGAGAGCAAGACTTAACTGCAGCAGAGAAGTACTTTAAGAAAGGAATTAATCCCGTGTGTACAATCGAGCCATCACCGACCCGACTGTCGACAGCACGTATTCTACCAGCGTTAATACCGATGCCAGCCTTCTTAGAAATATAGCGTACAACGGATGTGGATGTTGCGTTGATACTTTCAAGCGTATCATCAGACTCAATAAGAACACACGATGAGAACTGGCGCGTAGGAGTTCTGACCCCCGCCATAATAGGCGTCGGTAGAGAGGTTTTAAATGTGGAAATGTCATCATAATAATCCTTAACCCATTTCATACGGGTAGCCTTTGGATAGTCAGAGAACAGCGTAGCTGCAATAAGCATGTATAATACTTGAGGACTCTCAAAGACTGTTTTGGTTCTACGATCCTGGACAAGATACTTTCCACGGAACTGTTCCATACCAACATACGTGAAATTATCATCACGCTCATGTCGAATGTACGATTCTAGTGTATTGAACTCTTCAGGTGTATAGTTATCTAATATGGCTTTATCATATACGCCACGTTCTACGTTATTCTTTACAATAGTCGAAAGATGGAATGGCTCTTCTGAACCATATACTTCTTTACGTATCTTGTAATTAACCAACCGTGCAGCAACAAACTGATAGTTAGGTGTTTCGTCTGAAATCAATTCAGCAGAAGACTTAATTAATAGTTCGTGTATATCATAGGCTGGTATTTTATCGAATAGTTGGATATTCGCACGGATCTCTATCTCGGAGATCGACACAGCAGTAATATCTTTGGTTGCCCATTCTAATACCTTGTGTACTTTCTCGAGATCAAATAGTTCGATCCGACCGTCACGCTTTGTGACGTTCATAGTGTTTTTATTCATGTGTGTAAGCTCCCGCTACTCAATCTGATTTGTATATATTATAACACATTTTACATGTGTTGTACACAGCTTATTCGCTATTTTCTTCAATATCTTCGGGTGCTACTGCATTTTCATAATAAACAATGATTTCTATTTGTTGTTCTATATATCTTCGTAACTCAGCAAAGTTTAAAGACAAGTTCTCGTAGTCCTTTATAGAAATAGCAATGTAAGCATCGGAGCCATTCTTCGCTTCGAACTCTTTTCTAAATTCTTCGTAATTTTCATTGGAGACGACATGGATCTTTATGTCGTTTAATTGAACTTGTTTTGGTCTGGCTACAGTAGGTACTACGGTTTTAATCGTATTAGTTACTGTTACTATCTTCGGTTCCGGTCTCAGTACGCTGCACCCCATTAGGGTCAGTGATACCAGCAAAATCGTTCCATAATTGATCAGTCGCATTTTGCATCCTCTTTTGAATAAGGCCAGGTTTCTTATTGGCCAGGTGAGTTAAATTATGTTTTTGCAATGTGCTTCTCAGCTCATCACCATACTGTTCCGCACGTCTGAGGTCTTTACCCAGTTGCGAACTAAGCTCATTTAATCTCGTATTCTCAGATCTTTCAAGTGCGAGTGAAGCTTCACTGGTTTGTACAGCCACTTCCATTTGTGCAACGTTTGCTCTAGCGATTTCTAAATCATCACGTATTTTTTTAACATACAACCCACCTGATGCCAAAGCACCACAGATAATAACAATCATTGCAAGTTTTATTGTTGAAAACAATTGCTACTCCTTTTCGAAATCTTTAAAACGTTTTAATGGCTTTCTATCACCAAGGAGTGTTTTCTTCTTACCTGGTGTCATATCAACAGCAGTACCGGTCGCATTCGTTGGTGCGTCTTCTTTCATCAGAGAATCATGATTCTTGGTGGCGTATGCAACGGCCTTGTCCTCTGAATCAAATTCTGCAACTTTTTTACCTTTAAGGTTATAGACACAAAACTTACCAGTGTCAGGGTTTTTTTGAACATGTTTACTAGGTTTCATCGGTATAAATCTCCTGCGGTCACATAGACCATTTGCTTCGTTGCTAAGTGACGCACTTCATATATTGACATACCCATGATATGAGATGTCGCGGTGGTGCCTTCAGCAACAGATACTTTACTATGGACTTGTGCCACGGTGTCACCGGTTTTAGGTGATAACATTGCTTGGTTTAATATATATACGCCTGGTAGTAGACTATCGCCCTTAACATGAAAACTTTCTTCCATATCGACAGAAAAATCTATTTCCATCTTGTTTAGGATGTCTCTTAATTCATCATCACTAAGGCCAGTCTCTTCACGCAACAGGAATAATGCAGCTGCATAGGAAGACAGGCGTGACTTACCAAATGGTAGTTTTTCTAGAATTCGTTTAAAGTTGAACACAAGCCTAAAGAATATAGTATAGGCATCCTTCTCTTCAGAAGTCTTAGCCTTGCGTAGACTCTTTCCATCCGCATCGATAAGACCCAACTCATATGCTTCCGTTTTATCAAACGGAGTAGTGAGGGCTTTAAGAAACCGATACGTGTAATAGAGGTCTGCTGCGCGATTTGCTATAGCCATTATAGGTTCCTTAATACATTTATTATATGAGAATCTAAAGGTATTTCTACGTGTTCATCCTCTTTTAAATAGTTCAAATATACTAAAAAGGTTTTTAACGTAGACATAGACTGTTCATCAGTCTTAAAAAACGCCATTCTTTTAGCATGAGTAATACCAAACACATTAAACAATACAATGAGATGATTTAGAATCAACCTCTCTTGTAGTTCACCATTACTTTCATATCGCCTAAGCAATCTTTTAAGATACTTAAAGCGATTTAGATCTTCATAAAACTCTTCTACTTCAGTGCATTGTTTATTGTCATAGTATTTTGAAGCATAAAGTAGAAAGTTATCATTTGTCAATTCATCAAAGAGTTGCATTAAATAGCCCTGTCCTAAAATTATATATTACAGGACTATTTATATACGCATTATTTGTCTATCAAGCCTTTGATAGTCTTAACAAGTGATTTCTTAGACTTACGTCGATCTAGCTCAACGCCGTGATCACGTCCAACTTCTTCAAGCTCTTCCTTAGACATATCTTCGACTGCAGTCATTTCAACAACCACAGCTTCAGCGTCATCTTCCATGATTGCAGTATCAACTGCTGTACCTGGTGCAATTGAAAGAGGCTCATCTTTATAATCAATAGATGGCGCGTATCCTACATCCATTCCAGCTTCAAACCGCTTCATGTCTCTTTCAGTCATTTTGCGACGCTTTAGCATCTTGCCTGAAGCAGTTACCACACCGTGAGGTGTAGCAACGCCATTTTTTAACCAGCCAGCTTTTTTCATTTTCGTACATCCTTCATACTTTTAAGTGGTTTAACGACAGCTTTGTCACCATCGGCTTTATCGCCTGGGCGCTTAGGAGATGCTTTAGTACCATCCTTTGGCTTGTCAGCATCTGGACGATCTATAGTTGGTCCTTTATGCTTTGCAATAAAATCGATTTGCGCTTTATTCTCTTGATCGGCATCGCCATCGACATTAGATGCTTCGTTCATTTCAGACTCAAACTGGTCAAGCTGTGCTTCATCTAATGTATCAATCATAGCATCAACCTGGTCATCAGTCATTTCTGAGATCTCATCCCAGTTGAATGATTCTTTAAACATTTTCGGGTGCTCCTCAGCAGCAGTTTCTTTATCACCATGATGTGCAATCAATGCCTTTTTAATATTTGCACTGCTTCCGACATATTCTACGCGGCCGTCATGTGAGTGATGGTTTCCTTTTATAAAGTTAGCTTTAACGCCAGCTTTCTTTGCCAAACCTGATATAGCGCTTTTATCATCATCCATGAATTCAATTGGATTGGATTTGGCTTCTTTTACTTCTTCCTTTTCGTCATTATCAGGTTTCTTCTTCACAGCGATCTTATCTTTTTTAGGAGCCGGTGCTTCTTTCTCTTTAGGAGGAGTTGGCTCTGCATCTGGATCTGGAGAAGGATCAGGAGCATCAGCAGCGGTTTGACGATCATCTTGCGATGGAGCGTTAGTTGCTGCAGGATCATTAACCTTTTTCTTTTCAGGACCTTTTTTCTTCTGCACCTTAGGATCTTCGGCATCAGTCTTATCGTCATCGGTTTCGATTTCAACAGCTTCTTTTTTGCCATACTTATCCCAAGGAGTCTTAGACAGAGTCACTGAGTCTTTACTCTTTGCTTTGTTTTTACCGCTTCTAAGAGCCTTATTAATATCGTCTAAACTTAGCTTTGTTTTCTTCTTAGCAGAAGCGATATATGTCTCTTCAACCGATTCAGAAAGTTTCCAGCCTTTTGCAAGAAATGCATCTTGCTTAGACTTATCGATAACCATGTTTTTACCGTTTTTGTCTACAACCATTACTTCCTTCTTAGGATCTTTTAGCTGGCGAACTTCATCAACGGTTTCTTCGGTTTTACCGGTACGGGCCATATTGTTAGCGCGCTTAGAGATACCTTTAACAGATACCTGTGCAAGCGTTTTCTTAACTTTTGGTCCTTTTTCGTCAAGCTCATCAGCTTCTTCGGTTTTCATAGACTTTTTAATAGCCTTACGACGCTTATGCAAATACTCATCAGAGCTATCCGTATCACCATCGTTATCGATGTCTGCATCAGC